CAACAACTTCGTTGCGCGTCCGGTCGAGCATGCCGGCCAGCTCGTAAATCTCGCGGCCAATGCCCTTCGAGCCGTGCATCGTGCCGTTGCCCTTCTGGTAGCTGAAGAACGACAGGCAATCGTCCATCGTTTTGAAGCGGTCATCGACAGCGAAGACGAGCTTCAGCTCAGTCCCCGCGAGCCGGTAATGGCTAACGGTGCCCGTGACTTCGCGGACGAAAAGGGTGTAGCACTGGATGACGTTCGCGCCACCCTGGTAGCTGGCCCCGACGTTCAGTTCCCGCTGGGCGTTCTGATACCATGCTTCCGTGGTGCCACCGACGGTGAGCGAGTCCTTGAGCTGGGACGGGCAGGCGTTGTTGATGGCGTCAATGCTGTTCTCGACATTCCAGCCAGCACCCTTGGCTTCCTCCGGGTGCTTGATATATTCGTAGAACTCATGCGGAAGATACGTCTCTCGGAGGACCACAACCTGGGCAGCCGAGGCGCATTGCTTGACGCCGTCGGTGACGAAGGACTCGTCATACTTGAAGTGCTTCGGGAACCAAGTGTATTCGTCGAGGCAGGCGATGATGGTGTGCCCGAATAGGGCGTTGTCCATCGCGATGTCCTCAACCAGCGTGCGCCAGCCCTTGCGGTCCCGGATTACCTGGGTCAGGCCGGCGCGGAACTTCTCGGTCTTCTCCGTCGGGTTCTGCCACTTGTCGGTAAGCGCCGAGCTGGTCAGATACTTGAGCCCGTGGACCGCTTCCACGAACCGAGGATAAACCTTTTCAATCATCATCGGCAGCGGCTTCGTAGTGAAGTTCTGCCGCCAGCCGAGGCCGTCACGGTCGAGGTCCGCTTGGACGAAGGGGCGCTCCGCGTTATACTTGGCAGTGATACGCCCATTCACAATGCCCCGGTTGCGGTTGTCGGCAACGACTTTGGTAACAACGTCTTTGGCCTGGGAGGCGTTCTTTATGGCCCGTCGCGTTGGCTTGGCGTTGTCGCCGAGCTGCGGGCTCGTGATGGAACCCTTGTCCGTTCCGGGGAACGGTTCAGAGCGCCCTTTGTATGTGGCGCTGTCATCAGGAAGGCCCTTGCGGTTAAAATCGGATGCCATACAATGGTAGGTGCTGGTTTACCGGGGTCCCGTCAATTTCTTTTTGATGCGGAGTGGATGCCACTCCCCGACGGGACACCGTTCCGCTGCCAGCCACGTCTTGGCCTCGACGAAGCATCCGCACTTGCCACACTGCTCGTCCACACGAAATGGGCAGCCATCGCATTTCAGCGCACGCCACTCCTGGGCCTCCACGCTGACGATTATCTGGTATCCGCACAGCCGGAACCAAAACGTGCGCCACACGGCAGCCAGGGACCGGGGCAGCATGTCAAAGCGCAGAATCATACCCCGCCTTTCGCCAGCAGTTCGCCGGAAGCCCGGAACTGGAAATCCGGGGCTCGTCCAACCAAGCGGCGGACGGGAGGTCGCACCCGAGAACGTCGCACGCGCGAATGCGATGGTCCTGCGCGTTTAAACGTGTCTGGCCGATGAGGTTCTTGCGAAGCTCCGCGACGGCCATCCGGCAGGACGAACAGCCGTCCGGGAGGGGCTTGTTGAATGGGCACACTGCGCACACCCCGGCACGAGCCTTCATCTCGTCCTCCTTCACGAACGCGAGCGGATTAGCCTCTCCGGCCTTTCTGAGCGTGCTAAGCCACGAGAGCACCCGGCCCTTCAGCGACGGGGGCTTGCGAGCAGACTGGACTGCATTCACCTGGGACTCTTTGCACAGCGACGGGTTGCGGGCGCACGCCTGGGCCAGGACTTCAGCTTCCGGGCTGCCCGGAGGACGATTATTGCGGGCGCGGTATTCCTTCAGCTTGGCGACAACGCCCGGCCAGGACTGCGCACGAATCACGCTTCCGTCCCCTTCCTTGAAGACGTAGCCATTGCTCCCCGAGGGGTAAACGTTCACGTTCACTTTCATCATAAAATTTCATCTCCTAGAGTATCGGTTCTATTGGATGCGTCGATGCGGACACCGCCGCCGTCATACCATTCGTCGTCATCGTCGGCGGGATTCTCCGAGCCGGAGGAGTTGCCTTTCATTGACATCGTGACGCCGGAACCCTTGCGCCCGGCATACACGAAAAGGGTAAGAGAATCCGCTTCGTCCGGCGACATGAACCCGCGCCCGATGTAGTCCCGCTTGGCCTCGACCTTCGACTTGCCGGCCTGGGAGCGGAACTTGCGTTGCGTGAGCTGCTGGCTAATCTTCGCCCAAGTGTCCATTGCAGGATTGATTAGGAAGTAGCCGAACTCCGCCCAATAGCGCAGCCCAAACCACAACTCGGACCACATTCTATCGAACTGTTCCTTGCAAGTCTTCGTGTCCTCTACCATGAGCCGGCTTTCCGTGGAACTCTCGGAATAGTTCACGTCATGGACCGCTGGGGACCAGTCGTTGCGGATGATGTCGCACACCCCCGCGCCGATGCCCGTTCGGTCGAGCGCCACCCACTCAGGACGAACGCCGGCCTTCTTGAAAAGGTCAATGAGCTGGTGCGCCATGAAGGTGCTCTCGCCCTTCGGGAGCGCAAGCTGCTGGTCCGCCTGGAGTCCGTAGCGCGGCTGAACCTGCCCGAGCGCATTCTTGAACATGATGGTCTGGCCCTTCGGATGCGTGAGCGACGGCGGGAACTTCATCCCGGACGCAAGCCCGAATTTCCCGAGGGTGACGAGCGTGTTGGCCCCGCCCTCAAGCGCCAAGTCTGCGCTGCCGACTTCGTGCGGATTGTCATACCAGATGAATTCCCCGCGCATCTTGCCGAGCATGCCGGGAGGAATCACGACCAGCTCAACGCCCTGCGGAGGATACGCCCCGCGTCCCATAGTGAAGTAGCCCGCGCTATTCTTGCCCCCGCCGTTCTTGGCGATGACTTCAAGGCCGCGCCGGGTCTGCAAGTTCGCGTAAATCGTCTTGCCGGCCTTGACGTTCTCCGACTGTTCGCCGTCCAGCCGCAACACGTCCCAGCCGCGCTTCGACTTCCACTCGTAGTCTTTCTCGATGTCGAAGGCTTGCCAGCCCTTGTCAGGCTCCGCGCGGACGCCGACTTCGTCCTGCTGGTTCGTCGGGTTGTAGGCCCCGAAGATTTTGAAGCCAACGCATAGCCCGTCGTCATCCACCTGGGACAGCACATTCTCGATGTCCTGCCAGATACCCGCCGGGATATTCTCCATCTCGTCCAAGAAAATAAATAGACGGCTAAGCTGACCAAATACCGGGTGAACTTCCGGGCGAGGTTTACGCTTCGTTCCCTGCAATCGAGCGGCCTTCTTCACCTTTCCAACGGGGATCACAATGCCCTTGATTGACCCGAGCTGGTCGCGCCGACTCTCACCGATGAACAGCTCGCCAACATTTCCAGGCTGCGGAAGACTGGCATTATCGTGTAGCGATACTAAGTGCGAGAACAGGTTTTTCTCAAGGTGTTCCTCGCTGGGGCCAACGACGTTGACGCTGGTATATTTCGGGTCCCGGAGCCACTCCAAGTAGAGCCGGACGCCCATCGAAAAAGATTTCGAGACACTCGCTCCGCCCATGAGCAGCCCTTGCTCCGAGCGGTCAAATAGAGCCCAAACATCCCGAGTAAACTGAGGTTTTGGACTGAATAGGTTAGGCTTCCAAAGCATCTGCGCCGCTTCTGGCATGCCCCCGTTGTTCATCAGATAGTGAAGCCAGTAATTCAGCGGAGGAAGCGTTAGCGCTGGGTTGTCGCTGTCAATCTTCAGGTCGAGCTGGCAGAAGTCCGCGACGTTCTGCGCGGCCTCTTGGAACTTCTCCTTGTGGATAAGCACCGCCACCTGGGCGGAGTATTCTGACAGCTCGTGGGGAATCATAGCGGACGGCCAGCCTTGCGGATGGCGTCAACCTTCGATGCGTAGCCGGCCCCAACCGTGCGACTGTGCGAAAAGTGAATCAGGGGGAACTGCTTCCAATCGTCCTCGCCAAACTCGCGCACGATTGCTTGGTCTGTGTCTCCGAGGTCGAGCCCGTTCTGTAGCCGGTTCTGGAAAATCAGCATGTCGCTGATATGGTTCGCCTCCGCCTGGACGTTCGCCGGCCACTTCGGGACCGGACCGTATTCCATGATAAGGTCGATGGCGCGGGTAGAACCGGGCTTGCACCACGCGACGCACGGCACGTATGCCTGTTCGGGAACCTCAAAATCCAGCTCGCGGACCTGCGGGAAGAACGAGTAGTTGATTACGTCGTAATCGCACTGCCAGCCGCCGCCCACCTGCGCCAGGGCCAGCCACCGATGATAGCATGTGTTCTCATAGGCGCGCCCGTTGGCCGTCGGGTAGGTATTGATGCGGGCGTCAAACTCTTTGAATCGAGGGTGCGCCTGGGCGTCCCTGGGCGTGAGGATGCGCGGAGTCCAGCCCCGGCGACGCCAGGACAGCTCCCACATGCGGATGATTTCGGCCTGCGCTCCCATGCCTGGGGACGCATCAAAATAGGTGTAAATGGTCATTGGGACAAATCAATGGTAGCGGGGGCA